TGACGCAGTCCACACCAAATTTGCGAGGAGTGGGGTTCGAACCCACGCGGATTGCTCCAAAGGATCTTAAGACCTTCGCCTTAACCACTCGGCCATCCTCGCTCAAAGAAATCAGGGTTCATCAAAGAATATTTACTATTTCATTTGATTTTGCTGTAAGAACCCTTCCCTATTCCACCCACAACCTCAACACCGCCAATCCAACCATTCAATTTTTGGTGACAGCCCACTTCGGGCTAATTAGGTAATGCAACAGAGGTTTAAGTAAGAAAATCTTTAAGAGCGTAGGCATAACATGGCATAGCCTTTTTTTCTTTGACACAAATGAAATTGAATTAAAGGATTATCTCAAATACAAGTAATGGAACTCAGATACCAGCCAGATTCTCCTGTACAACCTTTTATAGTGTTAATGAGTATGCTCCGAACAAGAAAATACGCACATACACTTTATGAACTTATTAAATATCATCTTTGGGGTTTTGTGGATAAAAATGGAATTTACTACAGTATTCATCTTCTTCATGACGATGATTTTGTATTTTTTAAATTGAATCTCAATAATGTAGATGAATTTCATTATATCTTTGCATTATCCCTGCAGCAAATTTATACTTACATTTCTCCAGAGATTAAAGAAAAATTTATAAAAGATACTGTAGAAGTAGATAGGTCTATGTTACTATGGAAAGACCAAATTGTAGATTCTGCTTAGATGAACATGACAAACAAGATAATAGACTTATTACTCCCTGTCAGTGTATCGGTTCAGTGCAATATGTTCACGCGAAATGTTTAGTCAGATGGCGTGCTGTGGCTCCGCCAGAATTCATAAATCTTTGTCAACTTTGTAGATTTCCTTATGATTTCCAATCCTTTAGAATTGAACTTTTACCAAATGAAAGAGGATTTTTATATCAAGTTCTTATTTCGCCTTATATTTTTACATTTGGCTCAAAATATATAAGTTTTATGTTTTCTGGATTGTATTTAAAAAACTATTCAAACGCTTTAGCAGTTATTCAGTACCAACAGATACTCATTCATCTTCTTTATTTCTATTTATTCCGTTCTCGTTTTTTTGTGAACAATAGAAGAAGATATTTTTCAACTTATTTTAAAAGACACCGAGTATTTATTATTCTTTTACACCTTTTCTTTTGGTATTTCAGCACATCGTCCGAAAATGTCTTCTTACTTTATCTTGTAGATATCTTTCTTCCATTTTACTGGCACACTCATATGCGTGTCTTAGGTGAAATAAATGATGAAATCTTTGAATGAAACAAGGGAAAAATTGAAACGTGTTCCCTCGTTTCGAGTAGTATTCTAAAATGTCAGGCTATCTTGTTACGTCGATTTATCGCGCACACAGCAGTGGGTGGGGTGACCGCATTGAGAGGATGTTTACTTCCCTTGAGAAGGCAAGTAATTATCTTCTGAGTATCTATGACGGATATATTAAGGATTATAATTATCCCGAGGAATGGGACCAGGAGGATATGTTTACAGATGAGAAGATGACAACTCCTGCTCCTCCTCCTACAGCAGAGATGGGGGCGACGTTGTTCTCTGTTCAGTCTCTCCATAAGTTCTTTGAGACTAAGAAGAAGTATTCTGATGATATTATCTATGGTCCCTGGAGCGATTACGAGTGCCAGATTCCATTTGAGATTACAATTAAGCAGGTTGAGATTGATTAAAAAAATAAAAACTAAAGAATACTATATAAAAAGGTAAAACAAATATTTTTTAAGCAATAAATAAAATTGAAGTTAAACACCCTAAAGTATTCAGGTAGGAAAATGGACACTCGTTCAGAACTACAACTACGCCGTGCGGATATTTGGTCAGCAAAGGCACAACTGGCGCATGCAGAAGGTCGTTATTATGAAGCCCGCGCACGTATTCTGAGTGATAAGGCGCGCCCTCCCACTCCACAGTCGATTCAAATTCTTCATCCGAAAATGCCAGCCCCATCACCCCTGGAAATGACTCCCAAACCAGAACCTCAAGAAATACGTCTGGAAATCAAAGGAGCCTATTGTCCCAAGTGGACAAAGCGACCCCATCACTTTACTCTTGCCACAACCCAACGAGTGATTGGTGAAAAGCATCCCATTAATCAGGACGCGGCTTTCTTTGTACTCCTCGGTGATGAAATTGGATTTGTCGGCCTTGTAGGAGCCCATCAAAGCCATACTCAACTTCAAGGATATGCTTATCAACATTCAGTTCATGATGGACTTTCAAATAAAGTCAAGTTTGAAGAGTTTGTGAAACACTACAAACTGGACGCTGAAACTCAAAAGCAACTTACAAAGCCTCGTACTGGACCGAAGTTGGACAAACGTACAACTGATATTCTAGAGGACATTGCCATTAAGATGATCGAATCTGGTCGTCTTCTGGCTTAATTTGGATTTGCACCGTATCTGCTCTCATCGGATTATCAATCATAACATTTGTTTCGGTAGAAAATCTTGAGGATGTTCCTGTCGCATTTCGTAAAAAGGATGTAGCCTTCTTTCTCTTTTCAAGAAGTGTTCTATAATCAATATCTTCATTTGTAAATAAAGAACCAGAGTCAAACTTGGGTGTTGCTATAGAAGCACTCTTTAACATAGTTTCCAATTCTTGTTGTTTTTTATCAACATTCACCATTACCTTTGCCTCAATCATCTTGTCCAAATCTGGAAGAATGGCTTCACGAATTGTCTTTTTCTTGTGCATAAGAGTGAGCGCAGCCTCTGCAGTTATATCCTTCAAACGAATCTGGGTACTATCGTACACACGAGTATGGTCAAGACCATGGCAGATATCTGGTCTCTTCAACTTCGGTCTATCCTTGTACTCCTTCTCGAAGGCGAAAATCACTTCATCGGGAATAGCAGGGCTTTGCTCGATGAGTCTGTCCAAATCTGCACGACAAATTTTCAAGAAATCTAAACTGTCCATACGATTCGTAGGGGCTTGAGCCAATTCAACCGCGATAAGACGCTGAAATTTTCCCCACGCGGTACCCGCGGAACGATGGGATTCACTCAGTTGAGCATATTTGAAGAAATTGTTGAGCGTCGTAAGGATACCTGCTATCAAAGAAACGCCACCAATCGCAAAGTTCAAATATTTTTGTAAGTCTGCATTACCATCTGTGATACCTGTTATACCTACACTTGCGGTACCGGTTAGAGTAGATAAGATAATAACAGGAATTGTCATAGCCATATTTTTCTTGGTGTACGTTTTTTCCGCACGGTCGTGCATCCAGCGGTAACAACCCGCAATGTCAGACCATTCAGCCATTAAGTTGTCTTGTTCTTTGCTCCAACCGTTTTGAAGTCGGCGTGGTTGTGGATTACCAGAAGCATCTTTAGGCATATCTACTGAATTTCTTCGTGTACCAGGTGGTGAAGGGGAACGTGAAGACATCTATTGAGATTTTAGTTTTTCCATTCGACTTTCTGAAGCCATGTGGATAATTCCTGAAGTTGGGGTGTAGGTTCAAGTTCTTGAGCACGTTTAAACGCAAGTTCACTCTGTTTTTTATAAAAAACTTCATCTGTCTTAAGTCTATGAATAAGATTTACCCATTCTGATAGATTGTTTCTGTCAGCAAAGATTCCTGCATAACTACAAGCCTCTTTTAATCCAGGAGTAGGATGTGCTATCACTGGAATACCAGAAGACATGGCTTCAATTGCTACACGCCCCCAAGATTCTTCTTTACTAGGAATTAATAAAATCTTTGTTTTTGCATAAATTTCTTGTATATGGGGTGTATTCTTCATGTAGGTTATATTTGGTATGCGTTCATTTACAATTTGTACATCATATCCTCCTTTCACTCCTAAAAACTTTTCATTGGGCATTCGTTTTGCCAATTCAATAAGAATTGAACCACCTTTGTTTGGATTTAAATTAATTAATGTGATAAAGTCACCAGTAACATTTACACGATACTCTTTCCATGTTACAGGAGGATAGACAATTGTGGAATGAAAAGGGTATGAATTGTAAACATCTTTCATCCATTTACTATTGTAAATAACATGAAGATTCTTTTGTCCCAGAATTTGTTTTCCAAGTTCAAGTATACGCTGTTGCTCATGACTGTGCATAACTAAAATACAAGGTCGTTTGGCTCTCTTAGCAATTCGCATTGTTGGTATATAATACGTAAAATTAGACAAAAGGAGTGAAGAATTTCTTATGGTTTTTTCTATTTTTTCTTTTTCATCAAATTCAATCATTCTTACACCTTCAAAATGTTTAAGAGGAAACGAAGGAATAATTACATTTACGCGATACCCTGCTTTTTCAATAAGAAATCGATTTATAGCGTGGGCCATCCACTCTGCACCTGCATTATTTTTGGGAGGGTACATGCTTACAATCCATGTTATTGTTTTTTTATTTTCTTCTTCAACTGGTGTTGGCACATAGGTTGGGGGAAGTGAAATACCAAGATATTCCTTTGGTCTATATTTGCGTTTCAGAAATTGAGCACCTATCAAAAAAAGTATTAGAAATATCATCACTAAAACCGGAAATATAGTATCTTGTTTCATAATCCTATTTTATCAAGAGAGTTTTTTTACTTAATGACCACGTCTACCGCGGCCACGGAATCCGCCCCTTCCTGTGAATCCGCCTCTTCCTGTGGACCCACCAGAAGAAGCAAATTGTTTGGCTTTACTTTTATTTTGTAAACCATTTTGAAAGATTTTCACTGCGGCTTCTTCTGTGAGAGTTTTGGGGTCAATTCCAGAAGGTACTGATACAAATTTTCTGGCTTTTCCAACTTGGTCTTTTTTAAACATATACATCCCATAAGGACCATTCCTAAATTCAAAGACGCCTAATGTGTGAAGGGTACTCTGACCTTTCGCATCCAGTTTCTGAACGACAGAATCAAAGGATTCACCTTCCGCATAGGGAACTTTTGTTCCATTCCATTCTACATACATTCCATAGGGTCCCTTTTTCTTTACAATAGGCATATCATTGTAGGTTCCTAATTCTGCTCCTGAAAGTTCTACTTGTCTCTTTTGAAGAAAGGCTGACACCTGCTCCTGTGTAATATCTTGAAAGGACACTCCTTCTGGCCAACCATAAAAGGTGGCTTCTCCCTTCCCAGGACCTTCTTTTAGAAGAAGCGGGCCTTTTTTACTGATGACGGCTTTTACATCGCCAAAGAGTTTCTCGCGAGCAGGAGAGCCCTCGGTAGAACTCTTCCCTTTCTTTAGCGCCTCGTATCTCACTTTGTAAGAATCCCATGTATCCTGGCACAACCCTTTCCAGGCCTCTTCACCTTTGGCAATAGAATCCAATCTGGCTTCCATAGATTGGGTGAAACTATATTCAAAGAGACTGGAGAATTCTTTTATACAGAAGTCATGAACTGACATTCCTAAGGATGTAGGAATCATTTTTTGTTTTTCTGCGCCAATGGTCTTTGTCTTATTTTCAGAGGAAGGAGGCCACTGATTGGGTTTCAGAAGGCTTAGAATAGTTGTAGTGAAATCACGTCCAGGTCTATCCTCCTTTTCTGCATACTGTTTTTCAAGAATAGTTCCCACAAGTGTTGCAAATGTACTAGGACGACCTATTCCACGTTTTTCAAGTTCACGAACGAGAGTGGCTTCTGTGTATCGTGTCGGCGGTTTCGTTTCGTGGGGTTCTGCTGTTAGAGTCTTCCAGTTTAGCGTTTGACCTTCTTGAAAAGCAGAAACAGTTTTCCATAATGTATCTGAAGCCTGTTCTGCGACGGCTGAGCCTTCTTCATCAAGATTTACAGCCGCTTGACCAACTTTCTTCCAACCTGGAAAGACATATCGTGTCCAACTGGAACGCCAGGTGAATTCATCAGGATCTCCAAGTGCATGGAACTGAATCACTCTTTCTTCTGATGTTGCAGGAGCCATAACACTTTGAACAGTACGCTGCCAAATTAGCCTATAGATTTTGCGGTCAATCGCATTCCAATCTTCAGAAGAAGGTAATTCTACCGTTTCAATGTGAGTAGGACGAATGGCTTCGTGAGCATCTTGCGTAGTTTGCTCTTTTGCTTTCTCTTTGATTCTCGGTTTTACTTTCTCATTCTTTCCAATGTATTGTTCGCCAAAGGCTTGCGTTACATAGGCTTGCGCTTCCTTTGTGGCTTCTTCAGAGAGAACTGATGAATCCGTTCGCATATAGGTAATATGACCTGCTTCATAGAGTCTCTGTGCAATCTTCATTGTATTTTTGGGTTGGGCTCCAAAGATTGCTGAAGCCTCTTGTTGAAGAGTACTTGTAATAAGAGGCTTAGGAGGTGCTTCTTTGTGAGGACGTGTGGAGGCTTCTTTAATAATTCCTCGTGTGTCCGCGTGTACATTTTCAAGATAATTCATAGCAGATTCTTTGTCTTCTAAATCTTCTACAACATGTGCATCCGTTTCAAGAGTTCCAATTGTCCAAAGTCCTTTCAACCGCCAAGTAGTCTCTCCTTTGAAATTTGTAATTTCACGTTCTCTATCGACTAAAAGACGAAGTGCTGGAGTTTGACACCGACCCGCAGAAAGAGAATGCCCTACATATTTCCAAAGAAGTGGACTAATTGTGAATCCTACCATCATATCAAGAATAGAACGTGCTTGTTGAGCATTTACGCGATTCATATCAATTATTCGAGGATTCGCCACAGCCTGCTTCACTGCTTTTTCAGTAATTTCATGAAAGACACACCGAGGATTCGTTGCAAGATTTAATTTGAGAAGAATTGCAACACTGTAAGAAATGGCTTCTCCTTCACGGTCATCATCTGATGCTAGATACACTTGACGCGCATTCGCGGCGGCTTCTTTGAGTTGATGAATGGCTTTGGATTTTTCTTTTAAGAACTCAAATGTGGCTTCAAATCCTCTTTCAATACCAATCGCACTTAAATCTTCTTGAAGAGCACGAATATGTCCCATAGTTGCAATGACTTTCCAACCAGGACCAAGAAATCCTTGTATTTTTGAACATTTTGCTGGGGATTCAACTACAAAGAGATTATATGACATTTCTATACTAACTTTGGAAAAGGGTTGGGGTTCAACTTTAGCAAGTTGCTAAATTTGATTGCTTTGAAATATTTCAATGAGTTAGTACATGAGCGCTAACGAATGCTTAATCCTTGATGATGATGAACTTGAAGCCTCTCAAGTTCGTAAAGAAGAAAATATAAATCCACGAGATATGCGTTCCTGGTTACCTGATACGCTTCATCACACAAATCCATTCAACTCAACGTATGTCTCCACTTCTCATGCATTTCCTAAGGTCTTTCAAATAAAGCAAGCCCAAAAAGAAGAGTTTCCGAGACTTTCTGAGCGTGCTGCTCCAATCCCTGCGACATCAATGAATTATCGTTCCCGACTCCTCGCAAAACCTGACCTTCCTAAAGTAAGCACGATTAATGTTCTTGAACGAGTAAGAGAAGTTCTTCAAAAGGAAGATATAACAGATTTGAGCGGAGTAAGAAATTGTGGAGGACATCAGTGGACATTAGGTTGTCCTAAAAATGAAGAAATTCCAGAGTATGATTCCTACAGTCCACACACACCGCCTTATCCACCGCATTCACCACCTTCACCCCCATTTCTAATCAATACGCCCCCCATTAATCAGATGATTTATCCAATTGGAACTTTTCTTCACGCACCATCTACCACACCTCTACAAGATGGCTTTAGGAAAGAACATGCTTTACAGTAGATGAATTCTACCAAGAAGCCTGGTGGTGATATAACAACATTATTAGATTTAGCAAATCGAGATAGTCAAGATAATGACCTTTTTCCATTACAATCCATGGAATCTTGGTTTACTCGTGACCCAGAGAGAAGACATATTGCAACAACTCCTCTTGTTGCTGATTTTCCCTTTCGTGGTCCTGCTTCTTTTGGTCAACGATTTACATTTGATATTGGTTCTGTACCTTGCGGTGATGTTCTTTTTGGTGCAGCGATTCAGATTCAACTTGGTCATTGGTTTAATCCCCAAACGCAACTTTTTGTCAGAAGCAAACGCTATACGTATGACAATTCAGGACTCGCATGGTTCTATACAAATGGAATTGGAAGTGTTCTGATTGAAAAAGCCGAATTGGAAATTGATGGAAAGACAATTGAACAAATGGATGGTGATTTTATTCATGCGTTCAGTATTTTATTTCCAGATTTGAATGCGCAATTTGGCCCCGCTTTTGACCACCAATGCCGTTTTTCTCCAACCAGAATTATGAATTGGGACTCAAGTCGTATTTTTCCAACAGAAGATGGATATATTCATTGTATTCTTCCATTCTTTTTTATGAGACAGCGATATCAAGAAGCCTTACCAATGATTGCAATTCGTGAAGGAAGAGTTCGAATTCACATCACAATTCGAAAATTTGAGGATTGTGTTCGTCAAAGAAGAGGATTTCGTAGCACTTGTGATAGCACACCGTTGGATACAACAATAGCACTTACAGATACAGTATCAAGTCAACCTGTTTCTGCAGAAACTGCAGTGGCTGCTCCAGATTTCCGCCAATTGCGCCTTCTCACTTTTGGTGCTTGCCTCACAGGAAGAATCCGAGATGCCATGTTGCGTCAACCATTTGAGATTCTTCACCGTGAAGTTCAAACATTCTGGTTTACAGAACCGTTAAAGTATCTCACTGCGAAAAACAGTACCACCGATACAATCCGTGTTCTTTTACCTTTAGAAGCCAATCATCCTTTGGAGGAAATTGTTTGGTTTATTCGTCGCAAAGATGTCAATATGAACAATGAATGGATTAATTACAGCAGTGTCTTAGAAAAAGACTATGATTTAACATATAATCCTCCTCAGAGTATGCTTGTATCAGCAAGTATTCAAGTGAATGGTGTAACGATTGTAGATGCTGAGGAAATTTATTTCCGTGAACTTCTGGCTCGCCATCACAAAGGTGGTATTGTTCCATTTAACAGATTCTTGTACGGATATCCTTTTGCTCGAGAACCCGGTCAACACCAACCGAGTGGAACGCTCA